GGAGAAATTAAACGAGCGTTTGTTTACAAGGCGCTCAATAAACTAATTCAAGGTTCGGCTGCTGACATGACGAAGCAGTCCATGGTCCAATGTTTTGAAGCGGGGTACCCCCCTCTGCTTCAAGTGCACGACGAGCTGGTGTTCTCAGTCAGGGATAAAGAGGACGTCAGCAACATCTGCAAACTCATGGAAGAAGCCGTTCCTCTGGATGTTCCAAACAAGGTTGATGCCGAGGTTGGAAAGAACTGGGGCGATTCTATGATCGCAAAAACCCAAGATATATCTTAAAATATACTGTAAAATAGGAGTCGAAATGGACACAAAAAAATGGAAAAGTGTAGCAATACGCAGAGAAATCGTTGATATGGCCGCTGAAATCGGTGAAAAAACCGAAAGACCTACCAGCAATGTTTTTGCCTTTGCGGTAAAACGCCTGAAGGAAGACCTTGAAAAAGGTAAACTTTCTGAAGTACCCAAGCAGTGAAGCACAAAATACTTTACGAATCACCGTATGAGTATGGTGTGTTCTCTAGTGAAACTCGCAAAAGCGGAAGGTTTTATGACTGCAACGGAGACAAACTTCCCTCAGTAACTACTGTACTATCTGGAACAAAAGAAGGCGACTTCTTGAAGAAATGGATAGACAAAGTAGGTGAGGAAGAAGCAGAACGTATTCGCCTCGAAGCTTCTGCCAGAGGCACATACATGCACAACATTCTTGAGAAACAAATCATCAACGGTGAGATTTGGGAATACAAACCTGAGAACGCAGAGCAAAAGAGAGCTTTGAAGATGGCATGTACGATCATGGACCAAGGGTTTCCCAACATATCACAAGTGTATGGTTGTGAAGTATCTTTGTATTATCCTGATAAATACGCAGGTCAAGCGGATGTTATTGGAATACACGACAACGATCTTTCTATCATAGACTTTAAGCAGACAAACAAACCAAAGCGCAGACAATGGGTTTGGGATTACTTTCAACAACTTGCTGCATACTCTTTGGCACATAACGAACTGTACGGCACAAACATACACAAAGGCGTGATTATGATGTGCTCAGTGGACTGCTTGTATCAAGAATTTGTTTTAGAAGGTAGGGAGTTTGACCGAGCTGCTGAAGCTTGGATGGATCGAGTAGAAAAGTTTAGTCTTCTGTCCAAGGAGTTGGAAGCCTCGGACTAGCCATAAGAGAAATACCTTTTTGCCCTTGTGGTTTAAGATAGCGGTATCTTTCTCTAAGCTCATCTGTTGGCCATTCTCTTTTTAAACCAAGCTCGCTTTTAATTTTTAAATAGTTTTTTCTGTAAGAATCAGGCATATCCCAAGGAACAAAAATACCTCTAGTTAAATTTCTTGCAAACACACTAGGTTTGATTCCAGCGGGAGCACGTTCTTTTAATTGTTTCATGGCTTCTCTTACAAAAGCGTCTCCTCCCAATGTTTTATAAGCAAGAAACTCAATGTAAAACTCTTGTTGCAGTTGATACCAAGCTTTTTGTGCGTCGTCCCATTGTTTTAAAACTTCTTCTGCTGTCTTTGCATCTTGCTGATATTTAAACTCTTGCATGTTTGCTACCACACCTTTTTCAAAAGCTTTCTTTAATTCATTTATTTTAAACCCAATATCTTTTACAGGGTCTACATCAGCAATTGTCACACCCGCAAGACCAGCAAACGCTCCTGTTTTAGTTTGCACGTTTCCATACCTATCATATTTTTCGTCTCCTGTTGCAAACGAATTAACTATCTTTTGAATTTGACGATAACCACCAGGACCAGAGGTTTGTAGAGCATGATTAGCTGCGGCTTTTACTTTGTCTCCCCAACTATCTGTTTCAATATATATCGGATTGTCTGTATCAAGATCTCTGTTTAAAGCAAGCTCCAACATTGTTCTAGGTGCAATTGAAATACCGTAATAAGATTCCATATAATTAGAAAACCCTTCCCATATACCTTTGGTCACTGCTTCAGGTAATTCTGCTCCCACCTCTAGTTGCGACTCAGCTTCTTTTTTAACCGTCTCTATTGAAGTCATTAGGTCAGCAAAAGGAAACGTGTATGTGGTGTTCATATAATCCATTTCACCGTTTGGTCCAATCTCACTCATAGGAATTTTTAATCCTTTTTTGTCGTACTCACGAGCCGCTTCATCCAAAGCTTCTAGCTCTTCGTCGTTTACGCCGTAGTAAAACTGAGCAAACACTTGCAGTCCTTTTGGAACAACATAAGAAGCAAGGGCAGCTCCAATGTATCTTTGAAGACCCATTCCTTTAAAAGGTCTTTTAACCGCAAATTGCTCAGAAGTAGTACCATCTTCGTTTTTATTTAGAACAACTTCTCTAACAGGAACGCCCATGTCTTGAGCTATCTCTCCAGGTATTTTGTATGTAGAGAGTTTATAAGCAAGTTGAACATTGTTTGCAGAGGTTCTTAAAATTTCAGTTGGGAAAGCTATAAAGTTTCCTGTTGGCAGTTGTCTAACAAACTGAGCAAACCTACCTACAAAATCATAATTCGCCATTGTGTTTCTAGTCATCCAAGCAGCAAGTTTGTATGTGTAATCTTCTAGGTTGTCTATGTTTTTGTAAAGTTGGCCAGCGTCTGTTTTGTAACTACCCGCGTTTGTGGTCAATGTGCTAGAAAAATCTTTAAGCATTTTTAGTTTTGCAGAATCTGGAATCGGTGCAACAGCTTGATTATCCAGCTGAGACAAAACGGTCCGTATATTTACAATGTTGGCTGCGTAATCAAGCATTTTAAAAAAGTCATCTACAAGGTTGTATGTTGTTCCCATTCCTTTGACAACGTTTCCAATAGTTCCTTGATAAAACTTGCCCAAAGGAGTGTGCTTCATTGCATACAACGCATGAATAACTTGATCACCAGACTCAAACCCAGAGTTGCCAACTTCTGTAAATATACCTAAAGCGTCTCTGGTTACCGAGTTGGTAAACATAATCCCTTCTTCTCGACCTATTCTGTTTATTTTTTCAGCCAGTTGTCCTTCACCACTAAGGCTTCCATCAGGCAGAAACTGCACGTCAGGAAACAACACAGATTTAGCCATGTCGGCTGCCTTAGAAATATTTCCCACATTACTTAGTGTGAACAAGTTTCCAGTAAATGCGTGCATCATAAAAGCACCCTCAAAGTTTCTTACTTGAGTTCCTGGACTGATTACAACCATTCCATACTGAGTCAGCCCTTTTGGAAGAAGAAATAGGTTTTTGTAAAAACGATAAATAATAGACTGCACGCTTCCGTCATCTAAGCTGTCTGTTTCTAAAGCTTGTCTATATGTTTTTGAGGTGTACATACCAGACAAAGGATTAAGAGGATCGTCCGCAATTCTATGGGTAAACCCTGCTGCATCATTTCTGACAGGCGACAAGAACATTTCTCCTGGTCTGTTGTTTATTTGTAGAAGCTCGTTGTAAAATTTATTTCTTTCAACAAGTTGAGCAACACGAGCAAAAGAAGAAGCCACCAATATGTCAGGCTCTTTTTCTGTAACCTCTCCTAAAAGTTTTCTTATAGGGTAAGGCATGTATTTTTTAGGTCTAAGTTTTAGACCTTGTTGCATTTGAAAATTGTTGGCTTCAGAAGTAGACCTTAGTGTTGATTTTAACTGTAGTACTTCTGTTTTTGCGGTTTCTCCACCGTTTGTTAAATAGTTATCTACGATGTTTTCAGCCATCAATTGTCTAATAGTATCGTTTTTTGCTTGCTTAAACTTTGGATCGTTTTGATGAGCAACCAAAACAGATGTGACCGCTCGATCATAAAGCTCTTTAGCCATTCTTCTTTTCTTAAAAGTAACATCGCCCGCGACAAAATTAAGAGCTGTGCCTAAAGCACTCTTATCAAACTTAGGGTTAAACCCAAGTTCGGTTTCGTAAAACCCAAGAATGGTTGTTGTGTATTCTCCTATGGCATCTTCAATCGTTGCTCTTTCTTCTTCGCTCAGTTCTTTACCAATGTTTTCATTTAAAACTCTTTGAGACAAGGCATCAATTTTTTTACGAGACTCACGAGCTATGTTTTGCATTTCTTTAGGTAAGTTTTTTACAGCAAGTTTTACAGGCACAGGACCGTCTAAATCTACTTGTAAGCCAGCTTTTCTTATTTCTAAAGCTTCAACTTCTTCATTGGTTAAATAACCGTCTTCGTTTTGTTCTAGCTTTCTATTTATGTCTGCTATTTCATCTTTCTTTCCTTGCACTTGCTCTTTTGTCAAAGGAATATAAGTGTTGGTTTGTTTAATAAAACTTCCAAACAACAAACGAGCTTCCAACTCTGTCAAATTGTTTTCTTTGTTTCTGACCGCAGCAGCTATGGCTTTATTAATTTTGTAACCCAATCTTTCAGCTTGGTACTGTAGACTTCTTATTCTTCCTTCACTTCTTTTAATGGCTTCAAAAACAGCAAGTCCAGTCATTCCAGCGGGACGAAAATTTTTAAACCACGGTCCAACTATTTTTTTGTTGTAGTAATCACTTTGGTTTTGTGGCAAAAGATTTTCTGGAAAAGTAACTTCTGTAAGACGAAAGTTTGGATTAGTCATTTCAATTTGGTCTAATGAAACAAAGTCAACTGTGTCAACCAACTTACCTATATTAGATGGCATTTGACTGGCGTCTTGAATACTTATACCTTCCACTGATCTTAAAGTATCTAAAAAATCCATGCCCTCAATACCGTCTCGTACAAAATTAATTGTTTCAACCGTTCCGTCTTCGTTTGTTATTTCTCCTCTAGCAGAAAGCACGTTTCCAGTGGGTTCCATTTCTTTTCTTAAATGAGGATCATTAGGGTTTTCGTCAACTTTCTGTGTAAAAGTTCTTTCAAAACCTTCGGGACGCAAAAATTTAGGAAAGGCTTTTGACAAAATTCTTTTAAAAGGTCTTTGACTTTCCACAAACACTTTACTATTTTTTTGTTGCTGAAGTTCCAACACAGCTGCGTATTCTGCAAGACCAAAAGCCAAGTCTTCGTTGGACATAATTGCAACTTGGTCTGGAGAGGCTTCTGGAATAAAACGTTGATACAGAATTTTTAATTGTTTTTTTGGTATTTGTGTTTGAATGTAATCAACATAACTGTCAAATTCGTCCACCCCTAGACTTTGTATAGTAGTTCCTTGCACACGTTTTAAAGAACGGTCTGTCGCAGCTTCTGCAAGACCTTGTATGTCATTGCTTATATCTATACCTTCTGAAAGAAAATCCTCTGTATTAATATAACTAACTGAGGGCGTGTATCCTCTTTCTTGCGCCCAAAAAGTATAAGCTCTCCAAGCATCTTCAACATCTACGTTTCCGTTTTCATCTCTGGTTCCAAACTCTTCTATAATTTGATTAAACAAATCTTCTCTTGGCAACTGTTCAAACTCTTCAATTTTTCCTCTTAAAAGTTTTTGTTTTGAAAGTTGACTAAGTACATCTTCTTCTCCTGCTCTTTCAGCCAATTCGTCATAAAGCTTTTCTTTTCTAAGCTCTTTCATTTTTTGTAAAACACTTTCTTGCGTGTCGTTTGGAAATATTTCCAAACCTTCAAAGTCTGTGTTTTCCATAGGCGTGTTTTTTATTTCTTGAAGAGTCATATCGGCATAAGCAGTTTGTACTTCTTGTTCCGCTTGTTGGTCTACCCCTTCATCAACACTCTTGTTAAACTCGTCTTGTATTTTTTGTAGATCATCTTTGGAGCCCATGTATTGTTTACGGGCAATATTTGCAGTAGCAACACCTTCAAAAATACCTTCTCCAACACCCGCTTTAAGCAAACCCTCTGTTACATCTTTTTCAGGATCTATGTATTGTTTTTCTAAGATGTTGCCAACATAAACATCTGAAACACCTATGCCTGGCTGTATGATTGTTTGTATTAAAGCTCTTTTTATTGCCCCTTTGCCTATTCCAAAAAGACCAAAAGGAACAGAGGCTGCGTTGATTACAGCGGAGAACCCAGATTTTTGCATAGCATAAGACTCTGCGCCTTCTGTGTCTCCCGGATTTTTTTCTAAGTAAGATATATAAGCGTCTCCAAACTCTTGAGCAAACACAGCAAGGCCTCCTCCTACCGCAGCGGAGGCAATGACAGCAATAGGGTTTTTGATAGGGGACAATGCGGCAGCTTTACCACCAGCGTATGCACCTGTTAAGAACGGAATAGAGCCAGGCACTACTTCACCAATGGTCTGCGCCCACCAGTTTGAGTCCGTTATATTTTTAAGCTGCTCAACCCCAGTTTCTCCATGCTTTGACTGATACGAGCCAAGAGATTTAATTAAGTCTTCTCGTTCCGTGTTTCTTTCTAATAAAGCTTGGGCGCGTAATCTTAGTTCTTCTGCTTTTTCTAAGTCGCCTCTTTCTTCTGCTTCTCGTGCTCTTCTTTCAAGAACAAGCTGGCCTGTCTTTCCCATTCCAACGACAGTGCTTTCGTAACTGGATTGTGCAGCCGTTGCAACTGTAGGAAAAAACCCTTGGTCTTGTTGTTGTGCTTGTTCAGACGGCTCGTCTTCTATGGCTTCTATTATAGAAACAGGAGGTAGCCCCAACCTTTCTCTTTCTTCTGGAGTTAATTCTCTAGGCATTTTTAACTCCTTTAAATTTTAGTTAAAGTTGTCCACTCTCTCAAAGCTTCTGCAATCGCCTGTATCCTCTGATTTGGGTCACTAGGATTAAACTCAGAATCCGCTTGTTTTTTATCATTCAGTTTTTCCGCTATGTACTCTTCAACAGTGTAAACCTGAGTGCCAACCACTCTTCCCCCTGAATACTGTGGAAACTTTGCAAAACCAAACGGAGAGTCTTCTCTAATTATAGCGTGTTGTATATGAACAGTTGGTTCTAACATCATACCTTCAGCTGTTTCTGCTGCGGCTTTTGTTAATTGAGTTAGCGTTCTAGGGTCTGCTTCTTCAGTTCTAGTCATCCTATTTTGTTGGTCCGCTGTAAGCGACACTCCGCCCACACCTGTTCCACCCGCAAGCAGTCTTAAAAGATCTGCCTCTTCTGCAAGCGCTTGGCTTTCTGCTGCTGCCTGTCCAGCCCTAAGTGCGTTAACCTGTTCAACAAAACCACCAAAACCACCTTGTTTAGTTAAAGGCACCGCTACTGATTGTCTCGCCAATCTTTTACGCTCTTCAATAATCTCACCAAGTCTTGTTTTTACTTCTTCAGCAGAATAAGGCGACTGTGTTGTTGCATTAGGTTGCGTGGCTTTTTGAAGTATAGCTATCTTTATAAACTCTTGTTTTGCGGTATCATTCAGTCGGTTAAACTCATCTAGTGTTATATTAATACCAGAACCTTGAAAAATGTTTTGCAAATCTTCCTCAGTTGTAGGTAAAGCAACACCCCCTGTTCGCATTTCTTGTATTCCACCTGAGTCAAAAGCCATTTTTATTTCTTCTACAAACTCTGGTGTAAACAACTCTTGTTCAGGGCTAGGCTCCACTACACCATGCTTTTTCATAATCTCTGTTAAATCGTTTTGATAAGACAGTTGCATTGATTTTAAATACGGAGCAAGCTTTTCTATAGCGCCTGGTTTTTCTACAAAACTAAATATTTCGTTTTTGTACTCATTCTTCAGTTCCATCAAATCAGTGTTGAAATCCATAGGTCCTTGGTCCTTGGTCATTTCGCCCATAGCGCCCATAGGTTCGGTTTCCATTTGATTGATGTCCTTGACCGAAGGACTGGTCATACTTGCCATGGTGTTAAGAGCCATGTTGATTTCGTCATCGCCTTCTTCAAACAAAGGCGCAGGAATTGCACCTCCCATTTGATAACTAGGATAAGGTACAGAGCCTCCGCTTTGCATGTCGACGGCGGAAGAGAACATTTTACGCCCTTTCCAATTCATCAGCCGAACATTCCAAAATATTGCATGTAATTAGCTAAACCAGTTCCTGGTTGACTGCCGTAAGTAGTATAAGAACCTCTTGGCAGCATTCCAAGCATACCTTGATACGCTTGCATACGTTTCCAAGGCTCCACTGCCATTCTGTTTGCTGCGTTGTATTGTGCATCATACATTTGTTGTTGTATGTCTCTGCCTTGACCTCCGAGCTGATTAAAGGTACTAACCATACTACCAAGACCTTGTTGTCCCAGCATTCCAAGATTGGCAAATCCTGTACCCATTTGTCCCATTTGAGTTCCAATTTGTCCTAAACCTTGCGCAGCGTTTTGTGCCGCTTGTTGTGCTTGGGAGTAGCCTTGTTGTCTTAAACCACCAACCGCTTGCGTTAGACCACGGCCAAAGGCTTGTTCTCTTTCTTGTTCCATAAGACGTCCACGAGAACCACCAAACGCACCAGAAGAAACGGCCCGTGCTCTATCCGCCTGTGCCTGTGCTTGGTTTTGCTTGTTCATTTGTTCTATGGTGCCTTGAACCACCTGATCTTCGTAAGGATTGTAGAACTGTTGTGCAGCATAAGGATTGTACATACCCGCACCTGCTTGCATGGTACCGAAGCCTTGTTGCGCCATTCCAGCCCCTTGTTGTAAATAAGGTGCAAAACCGCCAAGACCGCCAGCCAATGCTCGCGCTTGCATTTGATAAGGGTCAAGTCCAGCAACCTGCTGAACAGGAATTGGCATAGGTTGCCTTGCTAAAGCTGCTGCGGATTCTAAAAACCCACGACGCATTGCCCCAGCATAAGGCTCATCATAATAAGCTGTAGTTTCTGGATCTGCGTAACTTGCCATTTAACCCCCCATTGAATTAATTTGTTCTAGTGTCGGTATGCCTACTGCATCTACCGCTTCTCTACGAATGACAAACTCTCCTGGCTCTAGTTTTGCAAAAGTAATATCTCCTGGTCTGTTGTCTTCAGACAAAGATTCTATTCCTTTTGCTTCTCCACCCCCCATCATTCCTGGTGCGCCTACGTTTGCATACGCAACACCGGGCATCAGTGCAGGCTGTAAGTTAGTGGGCTGATAATCTTGGTAGTTAAACGCTTGTCCTCCGTAAGCTTCTCCTCCAACAGGAACATATCCTTGTTTGTCATCTTTCATCAAGGATTTTATCATAAGGAAATCAAGCAAAGGATTTCCAGTGCCAAAGCCTCCTCCTTGTCTTTGACCAAGAATAGTGTTTAAAAAATTTCCACCGCCAAGTCCTAATATACCTAAAAGCCCACCAAACATGTCTTTAAGTTTGGGTCCTAAAGTTCCACCGAAGATGCCTGTTTCTGTGCCTGTACCGCCTGTTTCTGTGCCACCACCTTCGGTTTCTGTGCCTGTACCGCCTGTTTCTGTGCCATTAGAACCCAAGGATGCTATATAAGCCGCTACGTCTTCATCTGAATAACCATAACCATAGTCATCGGCACTAGGTTCATTAACAGAGTAGTTTTTATCATAATACTCGGTGTACAAACGCGTATATTCGTCTCTAGTTGTTTTTCCAGCAAGGTCTAGTAGCTGTTGAAGAGTCAAATCACCACCATAAATATCACTATAAGGACTGTCAGACGCCGCTTGTGCATAAGCCGCTGCTACGCCTTCATCTGATAACAGGTCATAGCCATAGTCATCGGTCGCACCATAGTCATAAGTGTCAGACACTCCTCCTGTATTAGACGCATATAACTCACTGGTATCATAACCACTATAGTCATCGCCATAATACCCTGTCACACTAGGACCAATCGCTCCCGCATAATCGCTGTATATGTTTCCAATTCCACTTCCAAGAGCGTTAATGATTCCTGAATAATCAGCCGCACCTGCTCGTTGTCTAATCGCTTTTCTTTCTTCTTCTTCTATAGAATCAACAATAGCGTCATTAATAGCGTCATTAATAACGTCATCTGAATAGTCGTAATCAAAATCGTAAACCATTTCCTTGTTCCTGTTTTCGTTTCATTCTAGCATGTTTTATTGCTAATGTTTATTTTCTTGAGCCCCTACCACTGCTTATCTTACGGTCTGGTTGGTACCAATCTTTTTTAGACGGTGTTTTTCTTTTTGCCATCCTTCTTATAAAATTTAAAGCCCTTAGTCTTTGGTTCGTGGACTGTGCGGCCCCTGGCACTAAACCATACATATAAGCACTGGGATCACCGCCTGTTTCTGCTATTCTGTTTTCAAGACTTTCGTTAGCGAACTGTTGCACTCTGGCCGCTCTTTCTTTTCTTTCTCGTTCTTCTCTCATAGAATCCGTTTCTCTTTTCTCAGCAGTGACTTCTACTTCTTGTATATACGGGTACTTATCTACATTTTCGGCTTCTTTTTCTGCAAAAGTTTTTATTGGCAAGAATCGACTAAATAAGTTTCTAAGTTGTGGTCCAAGCGTCCCACCTAAAATACCTCTTTGGTTTGGATCTGCTTCTTGTATTTGGTTAAGAAAATAACCAAGCCCCGCTATACCAGGAGCTATTTGAGCAAGCTTAATTCTGTTTGCTATTTTAGCTGCTGCGCCAATAGGGTTTTCTCTAAATGTTTTTTCAATACCTAACCCTCCGATACCAGACGTTCCAAGACCAAGCAGACCTCCTTGATTGTTAATCAAAGAAACAATTGGACCGTATTCTTGAGCCAATCTTTTAATAGCCTCTCTTTGTGCCAAAATTCTAGCGACTCCTGAAGGACCAAGATTGGGGTCAAAAAGTCCTCTAGCCAATCGCGTTTCAGGCGTTGCTGCAAAAGCCCCGCCTTGTACATTAGGATTCCACACACCAGTGGGTCCCGCTCCACCAAAAAGAAAAGTGTCAAGAATTGAAGGCCCAAAAGAAACAGATTCTCTTGGTCCACCGACAGTAGTTGTTGTGCCTCCAGTTGATAACTCAAAGTTTGGTGCAAAAGGATTTTCTGATTGAGTTACTTTACCACCTGGTTGATACCCTTTGTATCCAGAGGCATACGCAGCTCTTGCTTGCTTTGCAGCTTGAGCTTTGGTTGGATAAACCTTTCCAGATTCACCCCACTTATATCCTCCTTTTACTTTTTGTATAGGCATTATAAAGAAATTGTTGTTGAGCCGTTTGTAGCGACTGTTAGCGTTCCAACAGAACCTGTGGCTTCAAGTCCTACTGGTGTTCGTGTTGATAGGTCTTGCCATTGAGTGCCTGTATAAACCTGTAAAACACCTTTTGACGTGTTCCAAATAACATCGCCAGTGGCAAACTTATTTTGTCCTATCTGTACATCAGTATATTGCGGAGTTGCCGTAGGATCAAATTTACCTAAGTTTATTTCTAAAATACGCACCATTCTGTTGTACAAAGCAACATCTACAGCGCGCGAAGCAAGAGGCAGTCTACTGTTTAAAAGTTTTGCCACTAGCGTTTACCATCTGGTCGAATGTCAAACCGAGTGCTACCAAGCCTCCAACCTACGCCTGTGTTTCCAGGCACGTTATCGTCATCAGATTCTAACCTTAAAACAGCTTGTCTTCCCCTCAAACGAGTATCTACTTTTGTTGTAGAACTTGTAACCGAAGAAGTGCTAGAAGTAGTTAAACTTTCTCCAGGATAGTTTCTGTGCTTTAAAACAAAGTTTACTGCTTGGCCTGTGCCACCGCTCCCTGTAAATTTAACATCTGGTATTATGCTTCTAACAAAAGAAATGAATTCTCCGTCATCAATGTCAAAATCACTGGACTCTATATACACATTGTCCATAGGAGAACCGTCCGCATCGTTTCCATGTTCATGCTCATACAAATAACCGTTTGATGTGGCTCTTGGTTTAGTGAATATTCCATCGTCTATCCAAGCTGTTCTTGATAATGCACCTATAGACCACACTTGTTCTAAGTAGTTGTATATAACATAACGGTCAATTTCTGTGCTATCCGTAGAAACATAAAACCAACCAACCTCGTTAAACTCGCGATTAGTAATTGCAAATGTTTTAAAAGCTTGCGACGCGTTGTATCCGTCCAATACAAAATTTAAAACAGAACAAGGCACTCTTGAAACAGCGCCGTCGTACTTGTAAAAACCGTCTCTTGCCATCCAATATATACCGTCTGGTGCGTTTATAGCCGCGTTTGGAGAAATCAAGCCAATGTTTTCGTTTATTAAATTAACACCAAAAGTAAACGGAGGGCCTACAAACTGCATAGAATACAAAGATGTGTCTGTCCAAACCAATATTTCTTGACGTGCGCGTAAGCCTCCTACAATTTGTGATCCCGAAGACAGCCGTATTGACCCAGCTGTGTTTGTGCTTAACGGTTCCCATTGAGTAGCGCTTTCTTGGTCACTAAACGCAATCAACAAAGGATCCGCTGTTCCACTTCTTGCTGAACCTTCTATTGGGTCCGCTCCTAAAACTACAATGTGTCTGTCTATATCACTGACTATGGTCTGCAATCCAACAGTAGGAGCTAAATTTGCTCCTGACAAAGCGGTAATGTTTACTGCTCTTGTAGAAGTACCAGAAGATTCGTCCCAATAATAGATACCTCCGCCTCTTGGATTAATTAAAAGATCTTCACCAAACGCATCATGTGACCAAAGCCTTAATTGATTTGTTGCAGAAACAGCGGTAGAACTACCAAAACCGCCTGCGCCCCAAGTGCCAACACCCCAACCAGTAGAAGAAACATAAACATCCAGCCCAACGTTTATTTGGTATGCTCCAACAACACTTGATCCACCGTTGCCTGTATCACTACTGTTTGCTGTAACCGTAGCTCCAGAAGTATCTTTGGCTTCTATTGTGTAACTATTCGAGTTTACAATTGTTGCTATTTGGTATTCTTGGTTTAATACAGCAGCTGTTATATTGCCACCTAAAGTAGCGGCACCACTAAAAGTTACAAAATCATTTTGTACTGCGCCGTGTGCTGTATCAGCTACAGTAATAGTCGCATCACCATTAGAGGCTGAAAAAGTCACATCACCAGCGGAAGTTGTTGCTCGTATCGGTGTTATATCGTTGTAAGAGTTTCCATCGGACACATAATACTTCCATGTCGTGCCTAAACCTAACCATCTTGTAGATTCTAAAGAAACCCAAGCCAATAGCGCTCTGCCTGTACCTAAAAAAGTGGAAGAAATTTCTTTTACCCAACCACCTATTTTTTCTGGAAGCCCTTTACGAAAACGCACTAGGTTAGAATCAAACCACCCACCTTCATTAGAATAGTCTGTACCTTCTCTATTTATTCCCGGTCTAAAATTATATTTACTATAAGGCATATTATTTCTTAACTAAACTTCCTCCAAAGTACATTCCAATTATAGCCGATACCAAGTTTGTATCTAACTGCGTTATTACAAGTCCTTGAAACGTAATCCATTCAAAAACTTCTCGTCCTTCTCTAAAAAACATAAAGCCAGGTCGCCAGTTTGTGTACCCCACTGTTACATCAACAGCGGGATAAAACACAGCTACAAGTTTTGGCAACAACACGATTGCAAAGATAGAAGTCAAAGCAATAATTCTTCGTGTCCAAGCAAACCCTTGATCCTTTAATCCATGGTCCAAGGATTGTTTACGAGCCTTCATTTCAAACTCGCCCCTTGTAATAAGAAGTTTTTGCTCTTCGGCTTTTGCCTTACGACTTTGTGCCCATATACTTAACAAACTACTCAATAGAGTAGATCCCAACATGGTGATTATCTCAAACGGAAAGCCCACATTACTTCATCGGATCTTTTTTATGGCTGTTTGTATATAATCCAAACCAAGCTGCGCCAGCACCCACAACAATAGAAATCAATCCCGATTGCTCAAACGAAGGTTCTGGTAAATCCATAAACCAAAAGGTTGTGTAGTACAAAAGATACATATACACGCCTAAAAAAGCCCTTGGGATTATTCTCCAGCTGTCTATTGCTTCAGCTACAAAAATAAACTTTTGATAAGGGTTATCGTTCTTCTCATCCTCAAGCTCTCTAATTCTGTCTTTTAATTCAGACTTCTCTTGAAGAAGCGCCATGAACTTATTAAGGTCAATTTCAACCTCATTACGATCCATGTCGCCACCAAACCTAGGGCTGCCGTAATGTTGTTCGTCGCTCATTTTTTCTTAGTGGTTTTTTTCTTTGCGGGTTTTTTCTTTGCGGGTTTTTTCTTTACTGTTTTTTTAGTATAAGCTTCATTCTTTTTTGTTTTAGGGTCATCCTTAACATATTGCCCCGCTTTATTTCTGGCTCTTACTATTATTGTTTCTGTACCTAATAGTTTATTTTTAAGCCATTCTGATATTCCAAGATACCAATAGTTCCTTTTCATTGTTTACTCCTTAATTTGCTAGTGGGTTATCACTCATATTTTTAAGTCCACGTACATCATCGTACATAGAATCAACACTTGCATTAATTGCTGCAACGCTTGTTTGTAGTGCAACAATATCATCTTTAATAGGACTTAAGTCCTGTGTTTCTATATTTAACGATTTAATTTGCTCGTCAACTGCAACAACTTGTTTCTCTATATCTACAACTTGATCTGCAAGTGCGTCAATCTCGTTAATATATCTAGTCATTTTAGACTCTAGATTAGTAATTCTATTGACGTAGCCCGCACCTGTGTATCCGAAGCCAGCTAATGTACTGACAATTCCTGCCAGGGCTATAAGTTGTGTTGTTTTTGATTGAAACCAGTCCATTTATAAATTGGGTTGCATTTGTTTTAAATCATTAATTCCTTGCAGACTTGTTGAGTACATTCCAAAGAATGCAGCATTATTGTCTGTTATGGATATAGTACTATAAATTTCCTTCGGTTGGTACCACATTGTTTGATCTGGCAGGTCCACTTGTCTGTACGTGTTGAACCCCGGTACATAAGCCATGAACCCTATTAATGCAGTAGAGTCCGCGTATTCTCCTGTTTCCGCTTGTTGTTCTTCCATTTCTTCTTGCTGTACTTTTACATTGTTGGCCACAATTTGTGCAACAAGCTGGTCCGTATCTGTTGTAGCACCTACATCAGCTACTGCAGTCTCTATCTGTGTTTCTACTGACTGTGTCTGTACACTTACACTAGAAGACTGCACTGTAGTGTTCATTACGTCATTTGTTGTACTTTCATTACTAGCAACGACCGTAGATGAACTGTCAACGCTTGTTTCATTACTTACTGTGGCCCCGCTTGTACTGTCAACATTTGTTTCATTACTTGCCAGGGCCCCGCTTGTACTGTCCGCAGTTACACTGCTTACAGTGCCCACACTTGTACTTACATCCATAGAAAGAATCTGTTGGGTTTGAGCCGCGGAACTTGAAACTTGAGCCGAGATACTAGGAGAATTGCTCATGCTTACTCCACCTCCAGTGGAAGATTGTACAGCACCAGTGCTACCTGCAGCTACAGAAGTGGCCGTACTATGTACAGACGTCCCAGAAGTTGTACCACTTACGCTGTTGCTTGCAGCTCGTATTGTATTTGCAACTACGTTTAACTGTTCTGCCCTTTTGCTATCTCTTTTTTCTTCGTTCTCTGCGACAGCAACTTCGATAACCTCATCTCTATCTTGGCTCTCTTCTTCAATAACCTCCGTATCCTCCAGTTCTCCAGCTTCAAGGTCAGTTGACTCTGCAAGTTCTTCAAGTATTTCTTCAGTTTCTTCTTGTTCAATCCATTCCTCTAGCTCTTCAATTGTTTCAAACTCTAAAAATTCAGTAGGTTCTTCTTCTATAGCTTCAATAAGTTGTTCATGTTCAAAATGAAAAAGTAATTCTTCTGCAACATATAGTTCTTCTAAAGAAACAGTTTCTGTATAAAACACTTCTTCTATTGGCAAATCATCAAACACAGGCGGAAGAAAAGAAAGTTCAATACGTTCTCCTGGTGGAGTAACAAAAATAGGAAGATCATCATATATAGGCGGCAAAATTGGAGTTTCAATATGCTCGCCTGGAGGATCTATCCAAACAATATCATCACTTACAGGAGGGCCATAACCTTCACAACCATCGTCATAACACTCTTCTTCAAAACTATAATATTCTTCTACCCCCGATGTCCCAACAACGTATGTAAGGTCTTCTTCATTGTAGTAATCTTCTTCGTAATACGAGTCCGTATATCCATACATATCTTCTTCATAGTCGTCATACCCGAACATATCATCCTGAGTATAGGTATCAGCGATAAAAGTTTCGACCACATATCCCGGACACGCAGGCGAATACTGCGAGTCGTACGAACATTCAAAGTCGAATAAATCATCCCAATAGTTAGGACACTGAGTAGAATATAATCCATCTAAATCACACTGTTGCGTTAAATAAGCTGCGTCATATCCTGGACACGCGGTATTGTTTAAAGGGTTGCTACAATCTAAAGCATTGCCGGAACCGACTCCGTATAAACTACCGCCGTTCTCTAATAATGTATTAAAACTGCTAGCATTCCAAGTATTATTTACGCAAGTTCCAGCCACATTCGTTGTTCCTTTACCACACTGATCATAAAATAAATACGTGTATAGCTCGTTTGCTGCTCCTTGTTCACCTATTAATACATCGTGATTGATAATATTTAGTCCACCGTATCGAAACTCAAAGCTGTCATCTGACTTCCAAAGTATGACCTCAAACGAATTGTCTGTATTGCTTCTGTTGTATTCTCGTAAGTTGTACCAACCAAATACAGACTTGTCGGTAAAATTCTTTGCCAGAACCTTTGACCCGTTGTCTCGTATTAGATCAGTCCAGAAAGGATATAAGGTATATGTAATTTCAGGTAAAGGATCAGGTGTGTAGTCGTTACAATAATATCCT